GACCCGATTCACGCTCCAGATACGTACGAACGGCCTTAATCAACTGCTCTAACAAATCAACTTCATCTGTGACCGTATCATATGTAAACTTTATGAACTGCTTAACTTCATCTATGCTTACCGGCTCGCTTGTCAGGTCTGCCTTTATCCTTATCTCCATTACTTCGTATTTTTAAGTGTTTTGTCCTCTTTGGTTTTCGGCGTCTGCTTTCTCTGCTTGGCATCCGGTTTCGTTAGTCCTTCACGTTCTAACATTTTGACCTCAGCAGGATAAACATTCACCGTCTTACCGGATTTCAAATTAACTTCAACTTTTTTCATCGCTCGTAAAATTTCCAATATACGTAATTCACTTTTGCTTGACCTGCCGTGATGCCCGCCCCATCAACCATGATTCTAAAGTATCTGTAAAATGGGGCTGCTGTCGTGGCGGTGGTGTCAATTAAAGCTGATAAATCACTGTTGAATGTTAGATTGACATCTCCCGATAGGGCTGTATTACTTACATCTATTTCCGTATATGAATCTGTACTAAAGACCTTCCCGTAGAACTTCACATCATAATTGCCTGTCAGCGTCTCGGCGTCTTCGAGGTCAATTTGGATGTTGTATAATACGGGGCGGTTCTTATTTACCACCATATCAAAGTACAGCGTATCCGTTGTACTTAGCCCTACGGTGTCAGCCGCTTGGCCTGTGTAGTCGTACAAGGTTTGTTCAGTAGCAAGCGTTCGGCTCACTGTTCTGTCTTGTGCCGTGGCTGCGGAGGCAACCAACATAATTAATATTAATCCTATAATATTTTTCATTTTCTTAAATTTTAAAGGTGAAGCGGGGTTTTACCCCCGCGTTAATTTTATCCTATCACTTCTTCAATTGCTGCTTTAACTGCGTCAAATGTTCCGGTAACAAAACCAAACTTATGCGGTGTAGCTACCTTCACCCCTGCCATACGAGCAGAAGCCAAAATAGTAACGAGGTCTTTCAATACATCATCTTCATTCTCGTAGTGGAATGAAACGCGCATCGCTCGCTTGATATACAGCTTAGCACGTCTCATGTCGGCCATTAGGAATTGGTCTGCGTCCAAATCGAGAGAAGGAACCACCCTTATGCCGTCGATGTCTGTGATACCATTCCCTAACGGCGGAATCAGATAACCCTTGTCATCGTCTTTCATCCCGCGAAGGTTCATAAGGTCGCCCTGATTCACAAACAGGTGTGTAGGCATAAACCCTTTACGGTTAGATGCTGAGGTGTCACCGTTCATTATCTGCGTTGCGATTGCCCTTACCGCATCGATGTAATTCGCTCCGGCTACCTTCTTAAAGTTTGCTGGCTTGCTAAAAGATTTAGCTTGTCCAATCAACCCTGTTAAGTCTGAACCGTTAAACAACTGGTCTTCCACCTTTCGAGGGATACCATTTGTCAGAAGGTCAACAACTTCACTCCGTGTATATTCCCAATCTTCAAGCGCCGAACGTGACACCTTGATATAATCGGAAATCATCTTAATATCAAGGTTCTGTTTCGTCCATGTTGCGTTTGATTGCGCTGATGCCGCGCTTCCTTCGCTGACAAATTCCGCGCTGTTGGTTTCGGATGTCAATTCCCACCAGCTTATGGAATCGCGGCCAGCTCCGATAGTACCCTTTGGCACGAGGTCATATAACGGCGTATCTTTCCACGGTGCTTTAGCAACTCCCGGCTCGACTTGGTCTTCGATTGTCCCGCTGTTGATGTCGGATGTTAGAATACTTTTTGTTTCAAAAGCATATTTTCCGCCCTGCTTTTTGATAGCTGCCTTAAAATCGTCTGATTTCAGGTTTTTATCAATCTCACCGAATGGGTTTTTGCTTTTGTCCTGAATCTCACCCATTTTCTTAATGTCGGTGCTGATTTGGTCGAGCTGGTCTTGTTGCTTTTTAAAGTCCTCAGTCCCCACCAGTTTATCCATTTTTTCCGTCAACTCACCGTACTTTTTTTCGAGTGTGTCAACGTCTGCTTTTTTGGTTATGTCTTCTTTCAAGGATTCAATACCCTCATTAATCGACTTAACCGTTTTTTCAAGTTCTTTTTCCATTTTTGTTATTGGTTTAATAATTCAACTGTTCTTTTTAACTCCTTAATTAACGGCTCTTCGGTAGTGCTTCGCAGCGGCTTGCCTTCGAGTGTTTCGGATATTGATTTTAGTAATTGTTTTCTTTGTTCTGAATAGTCGCGTTTGAGCATTTCATCAATTACCTCTTTCATATCGGATTTTATGCTAACAAGTGGCGTCCGGACATTTGCTCCCCACATTGTAAGCGTGCTGTATTCCCACAAACGCCATTCTTTCACGTATCTATTATCTTCTTCGTCTCGCTTAATCGCTTCAACTGCCACGGAATGTTCAAGGCTTCGGCCTAATTCCTGATATAGCTTGTAATCCTCAAACACATCGCGGGCAATCTCCTTGTTCATGTTCATTTGAGAAGTTACCAGCAATCCAAAGTCGTCTTCTTTCATTTCGATAGGGGCGCCGAGTAGCTTTGTGAAGTCATGATTTAAAAAGTGCCTGATTCGTTTTAGGTTTTCCTGAATCGTTTTAGCGAAACTTCCCTTCATTGAAATATCACCGTCTGAATCTTCGTTATCAAACGCGTTCACATACATTTGAACGATTCCCTTATCCTTGACGGCTTTAATTTCTGATTCTTTCGTTATTATCTTCATATCGCTGTAAATTAAAAAACATTTTCTGTAAAAAATCTATAACATCATCGCTACCTATGCCTAAATATAATGTAAATATAAATCAATTTTTTTAAACAGTCTCATAACTCATAGCACATCTGCAATTAATCACATTTCCCGCGCTGCCTCTAGGGTCTCCCGGGTACTCCATTTGCTCGCCGTTGACGATAAAATAATCGTCTTTATCTACCTTTTGGCCGTTGGCCTCGGCGTGCGGGTCTCTCGTATTGCTATCAAATGTAGCTACCCATACTTTTTTTACAGGAATACCCGTTGACTTAACACCTGTTAAACTCCCTGCGTTGCTTGCTGTCGTTATCTCAGTCCTAACAATTCTTTCAGTTCTGAATCTTGCGAAAGTGTGCCACTGGCTCTCCAATCTATCCCTTAACATTGTTGCGGCTTGCTGCATTCCTGCGCCTTCTTCGATGACTTCAGGAATTAACTGCCTTAACAATCGCTGAATGATTTCTTTTGAGGTCTCCCCTACAACCTTAATGTTTTGCGCTATCAATTCTGAGTTAGCGAGTTTAATCATTTCCTCATATAACAGGCCACGGTAAATGTCATCTTCATTCTTTAGCCGCTTCCTTTCCTTCATCCCGAAGTAAACACCGGCGTCTGTATACATTTCCTCGTATGTCTTAATAATTGGCTCATCTTCGATTATTATGTTTCTGTCGTAAAGGCTTTCAATATCCCTTCCCTCGTTGAGATATTCTATAATCGGATTAATCTGTGAGGAAAGTAAATTAAACATAGGCTTTCGGCTTCTCTGCCTGAATGTTGCCCTTTCCCTGTCGATAGTTTGCCAAGACCTTGCCTTTTTAGATAGTTGAGCACTACAAACCGCATAGCGTTGAGACCTGTTAGGGTATTCATTCACCATAACAGAATCGCTCATGCACCTGCTCATAAACTCATCTCTATTCTCGCCGCTATTTGGTTGTGGTATTGGCATTCTATAACGCTATCGTTTTTGCTACAATATAAATCATACCTGCAAGGTACAAAATTACTGTAACAATAACAAATTTATATAAATTCTTATCAGGTTCATACGGCTCAACTTCTTTTCCTTCTTTGTTCCAATAATCAGGATAATTTGGTTTATCTTCCATCTGGTAGATTTATTTGTTCATACATCTTATTTTCTTGTTCTTCTCCCATCCCTATGGGTATCATTCCCGCTCTCATGTAGCGTTGCTCCATAGCCGGCTCTCCGGTAGGCTCGTCGCCCATCGCTTCGCGATATTCATCCGGGCTGTATGCCCCTACATTAACACCTATCTGATAAACCTTCGCTTTGCGTTCCTTGTCTTCCTGCAATACCTCAATACCGGAATAGTCAGGAATCAATTTCAAACCGTCACCATACGCGGGTAAAATCTCCTCGTTTATTCCTGATAGGAATTGCTCAAAGTCCGGTATAATCCGATTCTCATACATGGTCTTTTTGGCGTCGTGCATGTTCGAGTACGTGGGCTGTGATGCTCCAAACAACTCTGGCGGAACGCCTAAAGCAATGCAAAGTTTTTTTCTTCCCATTTCGTCCATTTCGAGTAGTTGCAAATCCTTAAAGTTATCAAAGCCTATCTTAGTATAGTTTAACTTACCCATTGTAAAAATTGGGATATCAATATCTTTCTGATATTTATTTTTCCACTTGCTCCGAAACTTCGATTCTTGCTCTGCTACTGTTGTTCCGCCTTCTTCGTCCTTAGATATGATTCCAGGCGGATGACCTCCCTTGTATAGTTTAGCGGCCATTGCTTCGCCATCATTTTGAACATTGATGACATTCAACGCGGCTTTCAATGGTGACAATCCCATAAAATTACGACCTTCTTCGTACTGAAGTGAAGGAAAACGTTCGTGCCAAACATCCGCCGGGGCTATCTTTGTCCGAACGTTAATATCAATAGTGTAATACTTTATAGGCTCTCGCCAACCACCGGAGTAAATCTCAACGTTCTGCGAAGGCATCATTGACAACCCATCTTTGTTAATCTTACCTCGATTCATTCCTGCCTCGAGTTTTGGAGCGTAAACAATGGCATTGCCTGTTACGTACTTAAACAACGACCAAGCCAGCCGGAACTCAACGCCGTTTTGAAAAAAATTTGGTCTATTGAGTAGCTTTAAAATATCGTTATCGATAACCTCGACTTTCTTCCCGTTTCGCTGAACCTTGACGAGCTTGTATTTCATCCGGCTGAAAATCGTTGCCAAATTCATAAGGATTCCAAACACATCATTATTCCCTTCGTAAGCATCGGTAACATACTTTTTCAGGTTGCTATCCTTTTGCAAGGATGTATGTGTCGCCTGGAAATCATAAAAGGCTCTGATTAGCTCATTCTGATTACTTATTTGAGCTTCAAAGTACTTTAATTGTTGCTCCAGCTCCTTCTCTTTCCGCTTCTTAAATCCAAACATTTGTATTTGTTTTATTGCCTGTTAATTCTGTTACTCCATAAACCATTGCATCTACTCGGTTAGGGCTTTCACCTTCTCCGGGTATCCATGTTAACATTTCGTTTTCAAGTCTTTCAAGTCCATACGAATGTAATACTTTTTTTTGTTCATATGTAGAAACAACTGGTTCTGCTCTCAAATGCTTACCTTTTTTAGCATGTATTCTGATTATTCTTGTTGTTTTATCGTAGTGTCTCAATACGCTTTCAACCATATCCCCGCCCTGATTAGTTTCTACAACATAAGCATCTGCATCGTGTATTTTTGCTTCATTAGCCGCGACTGTACCCCATTCTTTAGGGCTATAATTCCCTGATTTATCACTTAATATATAGACCTTGTCATCCTCCCCTATTCCTTGCGTGATAATTCCAGCCTCATCGCCTGCTTTTGTGGCCGGTGGGTCAATAGCAACGATAATTCTTTTTAAAAATGGGATAGTTCGTGTTTTTTCAATTAAATCCGGTGTCCATAATGCTCCGTCAATATTATGTATCCATCCACCCATTACGATATTTTCATATTTTAAAGGGTCTTTTTCTCTAAGTTTATTGTAATAGTTAAGAATGTTTGGCGGCATCTGGTCTTTATCAGCATCAAGGTATGATGTATGAATGAACATTACATTATCTTTTATCGTATTACTTCCATCTGCAACGTTCATTTCCTCAAAAAACTTCTTATGTATCCAGTGTTCAGGTACAGTAGGATTGAGTATTAAAATAGTTATGTTTCGTTTTTCCGTTTCACGAATTGACAGGTAAACTTTTTCGTAGGTCTCATAATCGGGTATTTCCTCGGCTTCGTCCACTATAAAGGCATTAAATCCTGACAATGATTTTAGGCTAGCTGTCTGCCGCTTGCTCCCGGCCTTAATTCCTTTAAATGCAATTCTGTTATCTCCAAATGATATGTGTGTGTTGGTGTCATCCACTTCACCCCCAACTCCTAATAAGTCTATTTTTTCCGATACCTCAGGTTTAACACTATCGATAATAGATAAGTTTGTATAACGAGTATATAAAACTGAGTATTGATGTTTGATTAATGAAATCAAACTCCATATTGCAACCGTATATGATTTCAAAGAATATCGTCCACCTGTCATAACAACCGTATCAACCTTTGGATATTTGCCCTCCAGTAATTCAAATAACGGCTCAAATTTATAACAGATGCTTAATTTATTCATTTTTCCATTTTTTGAACTCAATTTGCAATCCTTCGCTTGTTCTGTGGTCGTGTCCAAAATCTTGTCTTGGCTTCCCTTCCGTTCGATCGGTTAACTCTCTTAAATAGTTAATCTCATCCCGGGCTTTTGCTACTGCCTTGTATGCTATCTCGCAGGCTACATACCTAATATTTTTGGGGTTTTTGTTTGGATAGTCCATAAACTCGTCAACGCTCAAAGCCAAAAAATAATTGTACCAATAAGAAACGCTGGTTTCTTTTGACCATCGACCATCTGAACGGTTCTGCGGATTGTCTCCGAACCCCCCTTTTCCTTTTGGATTATTTATTTGTCCTGGTTTTGGCATTATCTTGGTTTGTAGTTAATTTAATAGCTTAACTTCATTTCTGTAAATATTTCATTCAAAACTTTTTATCCCATCAAATTTTCAATTATCATTTGATAATTAAGCATTTGAGCTATTGATAAATTTAACTGCCCATAATTGTTAGTTGGGTTTTTACATTCAATAATGAATGAAACTCCTTGCTTTGTTTTGCAAACAATGTCAGCCTGCATGCTTGGTAAATCAAATTTTTTCATGTTATAAACTTGCTCCTGCCTTATTTCTGTAACATCTAAATTATATATTCTTTTTATTAGTTGTTCCAGATTCGGTAA